GCACCTGTCGCTAACTGTCGGGTATAAACTTCAAAGTCAAAGTCTGTTCCTGAAGGACCGAAGAAGCCAGCAATGTCTTTGTATTTACGGAACAAACTTGAATTGCTGCGTTCAAAATTACCAAATTCTTTTGACGCTCCAAGACCACCCATGTCGGTTGTTGTTTTGTTTGACAAATAGATGAAAGCGTTTTCACCAAAAATTTCAATGAACCGTAAAGCGGAAGTGTCTGGATTGTTTTCTCGTAATGCTTGAAGTGCTGTTGCTAAACCAGCAGTGTGAACATCCATTCCATCTTTTACTGCAACACTAAAATCAAAATCTCCTGCTGCTGGACCAGTGAATTGTACTATGCCACGAAGAATGGCAAAGAATCGTGCTTTGTCTTTTGAGTCATCCTCTAAACGTGCTTTGTCGTTGACGTTAGATAGGTCATACTTGCCTGTCGCAGCCAATGCCTGCATTGTTTCAGCATAGGTATTAGCAAAGAAACGACCATCTGTGTTACCAGTAAGACCTTCATATACTTTTGTTACCCATGTTGGTATAAAGGTATCGCCAAAGTTTGTTCTTTCTCCATAAGGCAAAAGTGTTTTACGAATAAAGTCTTGCTCTGGAACATTTTTCAAAATAGCACTGGTTGTCATTGTCATGACTGGTCCCAAACCTGGTCGGTAATCAAAACCAGGTGCTATGCCTTTAACGCCAAAACTAAAATCTGCATTTATCCCTGTAACCATTTTTGTTAAATAACCAGTAAGGGGAATAGACATGGAGTATTTGCCCGTGCTTGGGTCTTTATAAAAAATGCCACGACCATCTCCATCTGGGTCAGCCTCACGCCCGTTCTCAACAGCGAACTGTACTTTACGGAAGTTGTCTGGGTTTGGAAGATAGCCAAGTGCCCCACCCGCTACTGGAACGGTAAAGAACCGTGACATACGCCCAAAGAACTCAGCCTGTTGTTGTGCGAAAGGAGAAATAAGACGCATCACATCTGTACCATTTCGGCGTTCAACAGCATTGTAGAAAGTTTTTTTGTAGTCATCAACTGCTGCGGCAGATGCCCAAGTTGATACCTCGTCAGCGTTCAATGTCCCGTATAGTTTGTCTGGATTTGCTTTAAGGTCTTGAAGTTTGTTCCAAACTTGAGGTGTCAAATAATTTTCTGGGTCGTCAATACGAGACGTGATGTCGTCAATAATTTTATTCAAAGATGCTTCGTCAAGGGATTGAGCAAGTTTTTCTATTCGTTCGTAATAGAAACTTCTAAATGCTGGAGAGCGTTCAAGTTTTGCAATTGGTTCTGTATAGAGAGTTGAGTGGAACTTGTCAACCATCATGTCCATTGCTTTACCAAATGATTCCTTTGATAAAGTTTGAGGGTCACGAATCTCTCCTACGACATACCGTGGCATGCGTGGGTCCATGTAAATGTTTTGACTTCTCAAAACTGATTCAAGTTTGTTTGTGATGTTTCCTGCCCCATCAAAAGCAAACGGCTCTACAAGGTATTCAGAACCTTTAGGATATTTTGTTTCATCAACAACTCTTGCTAGATATGTTTGTTTTACTTTCTTACCAAAAGCCATCACTTCTTGAGTTACTTCAACACGACCACCTACTCTGAGTTCTCCAACAATTTCATCGCCAAGTTTTACTAACTCAACGCTTTTAGTAAGGCGACCCTGTGCAACAATGTCCAACAGTTCAGGATGGTTGCCAGTTATTTTTTGAAGACGAGCACCATTTGCTTCCATCAATCGTTTTAAGTTGCCTGGAACATTCAAGTCAATTTTTTCAAACCTGTGTGTTTGTGTTGGGTTGTCCCAAATTTCTTTGCCTCGTTTAAACTCTTGTTCAACTTGCTTAAACCACTTGACTGCATCTTCGTCTCCAGTTTGAATTAAATCAAAAAGTTCGTCAACAGATTTTCCTTCTGCCATTCTCCGTGTAGCCCAGTCAGCGTTCAATTTGCCAATCTCGTCACCATGTGCTCTTGCAACAGCATTGTCCACTTGGTCAAGGCGACGTTCGTATCTAGCAAACTGATTAATCTTTGCTGCTCTTTGACGGGCAACAAGAGGGTCTTTATAGTATGCCGAAATTTGTGAACCTAAAACATTTCGGTAATCCGACAATGATTCATCAAGGTTTTCTACAGAACCAGGAATATCCCAATTTTTGCCAGTTAAAGTTCCTTGACCTACTTCATGTTTAACATAACTCATCCATTGAAACGGGTGGTAAAAAGCACTTGTGTTTGTTTTGCCTGACAATGCAAGAGAAATTTGAGAGTCAACAGTGTTGCGTACAAAGTTTCCAATTGTTGCAGTGATGTATTTACGCCACACTTGTTCTTGAATGAATTGTGCCGCTGCAAGAGGGAAGCGTAAATCTCCAGCCTTCTGCAAGTTTTCAATGTTTGGGTCTTTCTTAACCCACAACCAGTTGAAGTTGTTTGTTAAGCGGCGAACTTGTTTAGGGTCTGGAATAATAAATTCGTGTTTACCGAATTCGGAAGTTAAAGTTCCACCGAGGTATATTCGTGCATCAGCGTCAGGTGGTAAGCCGTGAAGTAGGCGATAAAGACCGTCATCGGTTTTGTTGCCAAGTTTGTCAAGGGTGTTGGCTTTAGCACCTTCTACATAATCACCGTGCACTTTATAAAGTTCGTCAACTATTTCTTCTGGTGTACCAAAAAATTTCATTGAGTCTTTTGCTTCAAAAAGAAGGTCGTCATAAAACTCTGCAATTTTGGCTGTGTCTTTAGAAAGTAAAAGTTCACCTGCACGATTTATATAACTAGCCTGTTTTGCGGGTTCAACCTTGAATAGTTTTAATGTTCTTTCAACAGTGTCAAGTTGACGAATCTGGTCACGAGGGGTTTCAGCCTGAAACAAATTAATGTTGTGTGATGGCATCTTTGCAAATGTTCGTGACACTCCTTCACCAAACGGTGCAAGGTCAATAATTTTATTTCGTTGAGCAAGAGACATGTAAGTTCTGCGACCACCACCAACTCCTGCGATGTTGGTAACTTGTGTACCTAAAACATCAAGAACAGTAGCCATAACTTCTTCATCTGTTTTAGCGTTGGCAAGTCTCATGGTTGTTGCAGGGTCTAACTTCCCTCCCCACAGTTTGTGTGTCTCAGCAAAATCGTTTGTTTCTGCTGTGCGTTCAATTAGACGACGACCAAAGCCTGTTCTAAAGAATCTGTTGCTTTGTTCAAGGTCAATGCTGTTGCCAACAATACCTACATTGGCACGTAAAGCAGCCCGTTCTGCTGCGTTTGCCGCAGTAACTGTAACTTCTTTGCTTCCTTTGCCAATAAGTCGGGAGGCTGAACCAATTTGGGAAACAATCTCAGCACCAGTATCGGTTTTACTTACGGCAGATAAACCTTTACCTACAAGTCCAAAACCTTTAGAAACATCAGCACCTTCTTCAACACCACGTGCTGCCTTACCTACTGCCCCTGCTAATGGAATAGACGGGATAGCAATAGCAACAACTGCATCAACAGCACCAGACAGCAAACGATATGCGTTTGTGTTTTCTTCAAGAAATGTTGAGGCTAAACCACGACCAATAGTAAATGCTTCACCATTTATTGTCCCACGGTATCTTTGTACACGTTCTGATTGAAGTTCTTTTGCTTTGCCACCAATAAAGAAACCCTCGCCAGCATCTTCGTCATTAGCAATAAGCGAACCTAAATCTGTTGAAATAAACCAACCGTTAACATCTTCGTCATCATCAAACACTTGCGCTACTGCACCCACAGCCACTTGAGGTATAAAATCTAAACCAGCCATACCATAACGAGAAGCAGTTTTAATTTTGTCGGTGACGTTGCGGTCAATCCAAGATTTTTTCTTTGGTTCTTTAGGCTGAATATCTACACGAGCAGCAGCCAAAGCAATTTGTTTAACCTGCTCATCAGTGAGATTTGCTTTTGCAGCAGCAAGTTTTACACCTGGTGCTAAAGACGGGAATTGGTTATGTATTTGACCTACACGGATAGCCTGTTCTGGTGTGCCCGTAACAGCCATTTGGCGGCGGCGTTCACTTTCAGCAGCAATTGTTTCCCATATAGCATCTTCGTTTTCAGCAGGCTGCATTACAAACCATTGTATTTGATTGCAGACAAAAGACCTTCAAGGTCATCGTTTGGATACATGCGATATAAAGTTTCAAGTTCTTCAATAACAGGATTAGACATAGGAAGAATGGTCGGTCTGTTATTCATAATAGGAGCCATTATGTCTTGGGGGCGTTCGGATGGTGCCATAAGGTCAACAACTTTTCCAGGTACAGGGCGATTCACTGGCTGTGTAGGAGCAACAGAAGAAGTTGGAGAAGGACCAGCAGGAACAGCCTGTTGGGATTGCTTTTGTTGCGTAGCCTGACCGTATGTTTGTCCAGTGAATTTTGCTTGCTGCATAGGGTTTCTAAGGTCTGAACGATTTGGATAATCCTTAGCCATTATGCACCTCCAAGACTGTTAGCCAAACTTAAAACGCCACCAGGGGTTTGAGGTTGCGCTGCTGCTGCTGCACCTCCACCAAGTCCTCCAAGAAGTGATTCCAAAGAAGCAGGTCCAGCAGGACCACCTATACCAGCCTCCATACCCATACCAGGCGCAGACAAACCAGGCATAGTTTCAGGTGCACCCTGTGGAGCCATAGCAGCCTGCCGTTCTTGCGCTCGTTTCTGTGCAGCCATAATTGCTTCAGGCAAACTCATCTTGTTTGATTGTACCTGTTCAGCAACATAAGCCAAATCATCAGGTTGATACGGACCATTAGGGTCTGCTGCTTGTGCCTGAATAGAAGACAACAACGCTGCTTCAATACCTTCAGCAACGATACGGTCACGTTCCAACTCTGGGTCAGAAATAAGTGGGTCAGCCTCACGAGCAGATTCTTTAGACATAAGCCCTGTACCAAGACGTTGACCCAAACCAACAATCAAGTTGTTTACATCTGAACCAGCAGCCGAGTATGAGACATAATGGAAATCTGTTTCCCACATTTTATTTGGCGTGTAATCCTTGACACCGCCACCCATACCAGGAATAAAGAACGATTTAGAACTGTTACCCCAATATGTTTTTTCAATGGCAATAGCAATTTTGTCTTCTTGAACCATTGATGAAGCAAAAATGTCTTGGGCTTCTTGAACACGGAAGTCAACTGTTGCTGCCAATACCGAATCGCCACGGCGACCAGTACGGATGTTTGTGCCTGATTCGCCACCGAACTCGGCAGGGATAGCACCTTCAAGGCGTTCTTGGCGTTCCAAACGGTCAAGAGCCACATCAGTCTTATAACCAGGGTTTGTTTGCAACTGTTGGATGTCGCCACCTTTGACAACACCAAGTTGCCCTGTTTTGCCGTCAGCAATTTGAATGATTTCAGGGTTGTCACCCTGTCGTGCTACAAGGTATTCATCAGGGAAAATGCCACGCTCAATAGCAATCTCTGTCAAAGCCTGCAACCTGGCACGTGTGTAGTACATACCAAGCAAACCATCAAACTGTCCGTGTGGCTTATCAAGAGTGATGCGTTGAGGGACAACAACTAACGGCATACCTGTTTTGTTGATGACACGTTCTAGTTCTACTGCTGGCGCACCCATAGAATAGGCACCAGTCATAGGGTCAATAGTTTTTTCTGCACCCAAAACAACCGTTACAACTTCGTTATCGCAAACGTATTCAAGGATTTTGAACATCGTGTCCCATGATGGGCTGCCTACACGAAGAACACCGTTGATTGCGTCACCATAGTTTTGTGTTAGCCAACGGTATGTACGACCATATGTGAAGATGCAGTTATCTGGTACAGGATTGTCAATGTCTACAGATGGTGCAGGGAAGGTATCAAGTGGGTTGCGTAACTGCCATTCAGGGATGCGCTTATCAAAGTTAGGTTTGATGAAAACTGGGGAGTTGCTGTATGCAAGAAGATGCCTAGCCCTACGGCGCATCTTCATATTCATACGGTTGCCATCCCAGATAGCAAGCATTGCTCGTTTACGGTCACGAGCCAATCTCATACTTCTATCTTGTCCTTCACGCAAAGCAGGGAAATACGGGGATGGCATAGTGGAAGAAACACGCATACTCATCTGGTCTAAGCCCTGCACAAGCAGGTTTGCTACTGAAGAACGGGTGTTACGGTCTAATTCGTTTAGGGGAACAATGACATCGCCATTCGCCAATTGACGGACTTCACGCATTTGGTTGAGAATTGGACCTTGTGCATCAAGTCGTTCTTTATATAGAGCAACAATTTCTTCAACAGATTTCATTTACAACCTTTAGTTGGACTTAGACAATTCAACAATAACACAGACTAACGATTCAAAAGCCAAGATGGTCGCCACTGACGGGGAGGAGCCTTTGCTTGTGTGAGGTTCGGCAGGTTCAATAATGCCATCCATAACGCCATAACGATGTCTGTACCGTTCTTTTTGTCACGGGTCCACTTTGTTAGTTCATCCATAGCAGCAAGAGTTTTCCAGTTGCCCTTCATAGAAGGAAGACGTAAAGCACCAGACCTGATAACAGGGGGCAGCAAAGCCTCCACACCCAATGTTTCATCCAGTTTATTTCGGCTGGTGGTATGGGGAATGACGTTGACACGGTGCAATTGTTGCCATCTACGGACAAAATCGTGTGCCAAAAGGAACCGTTGAGCAGCGTTGATTTCTACAACCCAATGGGAAATGGGGTAGCCCATATCGTATGAACGGTTTTGTAGGTCATCCATCAAACCACTATAGGTAGAGGTGGCTGTGTCGTATCCAAGCACTTCTTCGGCTGTCAGTTTTACTCGTTCAATATCTACAACGTGGTACAGATTGGTGTTCGGCTGGTAAATAATCCATACGAACGCCCAGAACATAGTTGGGGATGGGTCTACAGCCACGATAGATACCCACGGGTGCGCTAACCCCTCTGGGATGTAGCCAGGTTGACGGTCATTATCTATACAACCCATATAGTCCACCCCATCCAGACCCTTGCCCCCTGTAATCCAGGTTCTATCTACCAGTCTGGAATCCAAATCCAAGTCTTCTTGTTGATAAACAACTTTGAATACGTCTGGTTTGTTGTATCGGATAAACGATAGGTCTTTCCACGGTAAACGCTTCGGGTCTAAAAGAGGACCATCAGGATAAGGCAAAGATTTAAACGAACGAGATTCCTTACCTGTGTCCAGTTCCTCATAGTACGCCCTATAAATAATATGTCGGTACTTTTTCTGGCGTATAGGCTGCCCATTATCTACATCTTCAGGGGTTTCCACGTTAGAACCGTCATACGCCATATCTTCTTCAATGTCATACGTTTCTTTGGCGAGGCAATGGGCGTATAAGTCTCCTGAACCTAGACGCTGCCCAATTACAGCCAGCAAACCACCTGGGTCGCAACGAGCCTCAGCAACCCCATCCCATCTTTCCAACAGTTTGTCTCTGGCTACAGACTCACGGGCGTTATCAGGGGAAGACACGTCATCAAATAAGCACAGGTCGGCACGATGCCCAATGAATTCTGCTTCAATACCATAGGCACGAACTGTTGGTTCCTTGTTATCTAGCCCGTTGCCATCTAGTTGTTCAACAACGAATTCTTCTGCTCGCCACAAAGCACCTTTGTCTACAGGTTTGAACCTGCCATAGTCAATCGTCAAACACCCCTCTGCGTTTATAGCCAAACCTTTTTCTACCATCATTGGGTCTGGTTCTATAGCAGCAACACGTTCAAGTGTTTCACGGATACGGCGTGAGTACATCTTCGCCATATTCTGAGAAACAGACCCAATCATCACACGCACACGCCTATTACGCACAATCGCCCACACAGCAACATCGTGA